TCCTGTGTTTGTATAAATAGCAGTTCCACCCGTTGTATCGTATGGAACCCACTTGCTAACACCATCTCTATATTTCCAACTAACACCATCGGATGTTATATTATCGAATTTAGTACCCGTACCCATTGACCAACTTCCTGATAATGCGTTTGCATAAATTATATACTCTAATGGTATTTCTTCGGAGTTAGCTGATTTAAGATTTAAATAAACTTTATAACTAGACGTTATGTTATTTTCTACAATCGATGATGATATTTGTGTTACATCAAATTTAATTAATGCTCTAGCTATATCTTTGGCAGAAGCCACTTCGTTAGAACCATAATAAAGTTTACCTACTTCTAATACTTCATCTCTACCCGCATTTTGTTCAGGTTGTTGAAGATATATACTCGCATCGTATGTTGATGTATAAAATTTATGCATTATATGGCCCTCCCTTTTATGTCTTTGTTAGGATATTTTACTTCGAAGATGCAAGGGTCTAAGGAAGGGTAGACAATCTTTCCTCTTGTTGCTTCATCTATATTATAATCATTTGGTGCATATGTTCCATCGTTTGCACATAGATTATTTATTTTAACCGATGGTACACTCATTACCCCCTCTACATTTGCAAGTATTAATTCTATTTCCGAAATGTTTATTGGTTTATTAAATGTCCAATTATCTATATTAAAATAATCTTGCATCTCACTTAAACAATTTGCAAGAACTTCTCTTTTATTATAATTTGAATAACAAACTACTTCAAAATCTAAACCAATATTTACAATAAATCCATCAATTAAATTTATAGCATCTGTAATGATTCTATATTCACCTATGTAAGTTTTAAGATTTTGTTTGATTGCTTGATTTAAGTTTGTTAGTTTTTTATTACCATCATATCCCAATACATACATATTGATTGCAAATGGATTGTTTACTTCACTTATTGCAGTTTTCTTTTGAGATAAAAATTTTGTCAATTCTTTTTGTATATCCGATTTGTTTAAATTTTTGATTGAATCTACTAAATTTGTAAATTCGGATAAGGTATTTGGATTAGCCAAAATTGATGCAGGTGAATTATTGTCAATTTCTCCATCTTGTGAAACATGTACCTTAGCGATACTGCCATATCTTCCAGGCATTGATAGTGCACGAACAATATAATCTTGTTTAGTTACTGCTCTATTTTGAGAACCAAATGTTGCTAATGCATTTTGTCTAATCTCCTCAATACTTTCTGCACCTCTACCACCCACTGCGGATTCTAGGTTCTCAACGGCAATTGATTCTTTACCAGCTCGATATGTTTGTAATAAATCGGTTTCTAATGATAATAAATCTTCGTCATATTCTATTTTATTTATAATAGTTAACTCACCTTGATTTATATTTGCATCTATTCCACCACCTGTCAAATATGTTATAGTTAGTGTTCTATTTATGGGAGATATTCCAAACGTATTTGTTTTTAAAAAATTTGATGGGTCTATTCCCTGATTTAATCTACTAACGGAGTTAGCTAAACCCAATCCTACATTTTTTGTATTAGGTAATATTTGTTCATCCGGCATAGATACATCACCACTACCAAATTGTAAATCAATTGTATTATCTGAATTTATTTTAGTAGAAAATCTTCTTGGTACTTTTTGTACTTCTAAAACATATGGAACAATACTTGATGATGTATATAATTCCGAATTAGCCTGTGTGTTTGGTTTTTCAACAAATATACTTTCTTGTGCTAAATACGGAACCTCATAATATTTGTTTCCTAAATCATCTACTACCGATGTTATTTCTATAATATTTAAATCATCTATTGTTATAGTAGGGTACTCATTATCCGTAACAGGCCCGATTGTTTTAGAAATTTTAGTAGCCGATATTGCTTTTACCTTCTTTGTTATTAAATATAAATTTGGTTCTCCGGTGTTAGTATCTCTTTCATAAACGTCTATTTCTCTATCAACTTCGTTTGCAAAATCAACACCATCTGTTGTTCTAAAAATAACACCATTTTTTCCTGAAATCTCCATCCCCTCTTTTATTTTTAAATACATTCGGGAATCTGGTCGGTTGTTGGTGCCATTACCAGTAGATGGAACTAGTTGGTAAACCGTCATAGTTGTTACCGCCGGTGCAGTTACTTTTGGTTTATATCCAAAAGATTGTGCAATTGACATTACATTTTTTCTTTCGGTTGCATGGTATAATAAAGATTCTTTTAATTGTGTATCTTGATAAAATGATAAAACATCACCTATATATGATGCCATTTCAACAAATACCATACCAGGTGAAGATTCATTAAAGTCGGAATATGTGTTTGGAAAATATGTCTTAGTAAAATCTATAAGGTTTTGCTTTAATGTAGCAAAATCTTTACCAACATAATTGATATCTTTTTTATTATTTTTCCAACTCTTATCTAAGGGTTTCAGTGCCATCTATTTATTGTTTAATTTCTATACTTAATGAATCTTTCATATTTGGATTTGATATTAATGAAAATGTTAAATCCAAAGATATCACATGCTTATCAATTGATGCGTCATCGTAATCAAATATTATTTCGTCTATATTTAAATATGGTAACCATCTTTTTACTGCTTCATTTATTGTAAATTCTATTTTAGAATCAATATCATCCCTTATTATTGGTTCAAATATTAATTTCCAAATATCACATCCAAAATCAGGTTGCATTACTCTCTCACCCTTTCTTGTCATAATTAGGTTAATTAAATTACTTTTAGCCTGTGATAGTGTAGAGTAGTTAGTAGAAAAAATACCATTTCTATCCGAACTTGTATTTACTCCAATTCCTAATACTTTATAATTATTTTCGGCTAAATCTGTTACATTAACTTTACCTAATTCTATTGCCATTATTAAAATCTTTTAACTAATTCTCTATAATCTCTCGTCAATGCTTTTATCGTAGCATCTTGTAATCCATCACCAGTTGATTCAAAATTTGGAACATTGGATGGTACGTTTACTTCTCTAAAATCCATAGTTTCCCATTCACTTTCATCAACTCTTAACTCCGGTTTAATCATATCCAATACACTTCCAACTGCCTGTGCACCTTCTTTACGTTGCTCAGATGAAAATGGTTGAGTCATATTAAGAATCTCATTTATCATTGGGTCTTTTGAAAATTCCCTTTGTGGTTTTTGTGGTTGTTGAGTTGGTTGTTGCCTTCTTACATTTGAAGGTGCAACTTCTGTCATCTCTCTCAATGAAGGAGTAGATGTTTTCTTTTGTGAGTTTAATGTAACTGCACCAGACTTAATCAATTTTGCCAATTCTTCTTTAACTTGTTGTTTGACTTCGTTTTTTACAACTTCTTTGATTAATCCGACTAATAATTTCGAATCCATAATAATTGTTTTTAATAAATATTGAAAGTTTTAATTTACCCCAATGTGATAGTTTGTGTTGATGTGAATTTACTCAATGTTGGATTTAATGCCATACCCGCTGCCGCCATAGATTGTTTGTCATTTTCCTGCAAAGCCTGTGCAGCTGCTTTAACTTTTGCATCCGCAGTTGTATTTATCGCCGATGTTAAAGCTTCGTTTACTGAATTTGTTTCCGCTAGTGTTATTCCGATATCCGCCGCTTTACCAGCCGCAGCCATTGCAATTTCAACATTACTAATTCCTTTAAGGGTAGCCGTTGGATTTGATACTGGTGGAACAAAATAACCAACCCAAGGTAAAAATCCAGGTGCAGGTGGTGCTGGTGGTGGGTATTGGCATGTACATTGAAAAAATCCACCAACCGTCAACATATGTACCATTGCAGATGTTATAAAACTTAATAAAAATGGAGAATATGATGAATTTGGTAAAACCGATATAGGAACCCAAACACCTGGGGATAAATTAATTGCAACATTGGTTGTTATATTTTTTAAAGTACCGAAACATGGTATACTTGGAACCGTTGGCCCATCTTCTAATTTCGCGCCTGTCCAATAAAGTTGTATTGCAGGCCCTATATCTCTCAATAAATCACCGGTAGTTGATGCATTAGTTGCGGTCAATATTGTTGTTAATAATGTTGTTGCAGCTATTTTATTTCCACTTTTTACTTTAACACCACCCAAAATTGTTTTACCACCATTTCTTATAACATTATCATATTCCTCTATCAACGATTTTGAAAAGAATGCTAAGTTTGCTATATTAGCGGCCTTTGCTACAAACTCACCCTCAGCTTCGGTACCCACTTTGGATGTCGCAGCTTTTAAACCAAGCCCTCCTAAAAGAACTAGTTTATTCTCAGCCATATCGATGGTCATATTAATAAGAAAATCAGACCAACTTTTTGCAGGTGCTCTTCCTTTTCTTAAATTTGAAAGAACATTTTTGCTAAGATTTATTCCCATTAGTTTTTACTTAAATAATTTTTAGCAGATAATAAAGTATTTAATTTACTTTTTATAGAATCGAATGTAGATATATTCAACGGCCCTAAACCTGATGTACCCGATGGTGTTAAATATGATTGTTGTTTTATAGCGTCTATTAAGTCACCCATAAGTTTTACCAACTCACCACCTAATACCATTTTTTGTACGTCTGCACCAGCATCTCCTGCTCCTGTATTTTTTCCCAAATAAACATTACCATTTTCTGAGTTTAAAAATATTTGATTTGCACCTGCTGAATGTATTGTTACTTTATTATTAGAATGTAGATATATTTCGTTTTCTGCATCAATTGAATATTGTCCATCGGTAATAACACCGGTATTTCCTTTACCATAAATAATAAACTCACTAGCTTTAGCAGAAAGTATTATTCTATCGGAATTTATAAATAATTGGTCTCCTTTTAATTTATCAGATGTTGGATAATTTTTAAATCCAATTTTTGTTTTTTTAATAGTTTCTTTAAATGGAATTTTTACCTTACCTGATGTTAGATATATTGATGTTCCGTCTTTATTTATATCCTCTTCTACCAATTCACCAATGGGTTTTGAATCAAATTCTGGGTTTTGTTTATTGCGAATGAATATTGCAGGTGATGATGTCTTATCATCTTCCGTTAAAAAAAA